TGGTGACGCTGGACAAGGCTGCGGCGGAAGCTGCGCAAGCCCTCGGCGATGTCGACGCCCATCCTGACGCGGTCGCCTACGCCGAAAGCCTGAAGGGCTGACATGACGCTCAAGCTCCAGACCGCCGCTACCGTCCTGCCGGTGTCCTTGGTGGAAGCCAAGCTGCACCTGCGCGTTGACGGCACGGACGAGGACGCGCTGGTTACTTCGCTGATCGGCTCGGCCACGCTGGAGGCGGAGCACCTGATGGGCCGGGCCGTCATGCCGCAGAAGTGGCAGCTGACCCTCGACGCCTTCGAAAGCGAGATGGCCCTGCAGCGCCCTCCGGTCACTGGCGTGGATAGCGTGACCTACGTCAACACCGCGGGCGCGCCCACCGTTCTCTCAGCCGGCGTCTACCAGGTCATCGCCGGCAGCGACTACACATCGAGCATCGTGCTCGCCTACGGGCAGTCGTGGCCGGCCATCCGCTGCCAGAGGGAGGCGGTCAAGGTCATCTTCTCGACCGGCTACGCCGATGCCGCGAGCGTCCCCGAGCCGATCAAGACATGGATCAAGCTCCGCGTCGGGGCACTGTACGAGAACCGTGAGTCGTGGACCTACGACAAGCCACTTGAGCGGAACGCGCACACCGACTACCTGCTCGACCGCTACCGGACATGGCTGCTATGAGGGCAGGAAGCCTCAAGGACCGCGTTTCGCTCCAGCAGCCCGGCGAGGTCCAGGACGCGATCGGCCAGCCCATCCCCGGATGGCCCGAGGTCGCGAAACTTTGGGCGAACATCCGCTACTTGTCGGGCGCCGAGGCGATCCGCTCCGATGCGCCGGCCAGCATTTCCAAGGTCAGCATCCAGATCCGCAAGCGGGCCGGCGTGACTTCGGCTATGCGCATAGTCGATGCGCAGGGCGTGGTCTACCGGATCGACGCCGTCCTTCCCGACATGCAGCACCGGGACCGGATCAACTGCGTGTGTGAGGTGGTGTCGTGAGTTTCAGTGGCGCGCCGAAGAATCGCTACCTGACCGGAAAGAACACGTTCACAGTCCGCGTCGATACCGATGGGCTGGATGCATACATCGACGCGCTAGGCGACAAGGCGGAGAAGGCTGCGCGACCCGCGGCGCAGGCTGCGGCACAGGTTCTGTACGACGAGGTGAAAAAGAACGTCCAGGCTCTTGGCCGGAAGACAGGGAAGCTGGACGGCAGCATCTATCAGAAGTTCAGCACGTCGAACAGTCGGCGGGGCGTGGCGATCTATCACGTCAGTTGGAACCATTCAAAGGCGCCGCACGGGTGGCTTGTGGAGAACGGCTATCTGCAGCGTTACCAATACTACAAGCGGGATGACGGCCAGATTCGGCCGATGGTGCGTCCCGGCATGGAAGGCAAGCCTCGCCCTGACCGGCACGCATCGCAGGCAGCGAAGGACGCTTACTACGTGACTCTGCCGACGCCGGTTCAGGTTCCGGCAAAGGCATTCGTTCGGCGCGCGATGGACAAATTCGGGATGGCTGCTCTGGCGGCCGAAGACGTTTACATCAGCGCATTGCTGAAGAGGGGCTGATCGTGACGATGGAAGCCACCCTGTTCAACGCGCTAAAGGTCATCTGCCCGCGCGCCTATCCCGACATCGCGCCGACCAGCACCGTGCGGCCTTATGTGACGTTTCAGCAGATCGGCGGCGACACGCTCGACCCGCTGGACAACTCGGCGCCCGGCAAGCGAAACGCCGTCATGCAGATCAACGTCTGGTCGAACACGCGCGCCGAAGCGGTCGCATTGATGGATCAGATCGAGGACTCGCTCCGCACCGTGTTGAGCGCGCGCCCGCAGTCCGCCAAGTTCAACGACTACGACAACGACATGCTGGTCTATTCGTCGCAGCAGGAATTCCGGTACTGGTACTGACCAGACCTCACTAGCAAGGCCCTTCGGAGCAATCCGCGGGGCCTTTTCTACGCCCGTTTCGGGCTGTTCAAACCGCCGCCGCCGAGCGGCTTTTTCATTCCCGAAAGGCTCACCATGTCCTACGCTTTCCCCGAGGGTGCGCAGCTCCTCTTCTCCTCGACCTTCGCCGCCGCGAAGACCATCACGGCGCTGACCAACGCCAGCCCGTCGGTCGCCACCTCGACCGCGCACGGCTACGCCGACAACAGCGAGATCCTGCTGTCGTCTGGCTGGGAAGATGCGACCGACACCGTTTTCAAGACCGGCGCGATCGACGCGAACAGCTTCCAGGTCAAGGGTCTGAACACGACCAACACCAGCTTCTACACGCCGGGCTCTGGCATCCCTGCGACCGCCATGCTGATCAGCAACTGGGTGTCGATCCCGCAGGTGCTGACCATCTCGACCTCGGGCGGCGATCCGAAGATGACCCCGATCAGCCCGCTCGCGCGCCGCAACGACATCAACGTGCCTGTCGGCTTCAATGCCTCGACGACCACGCTGACGCTCGGCCACGACGCCACGAACGCCAACTACCAGACGATGCTGGACATCAGCCGCTCGCTGACGAAGGTCGCCTTCAAGTTGCTGCTGTCGGGCGGCGCCTCGTCCTACGGCTACGGCTACATGAGCGTGTCCGAAGTCCCACAGCTCAACAAGGGCCAGGCGAACCAGGTCACCGCCTCGTTCGCCTTCATCGGCCGAACCATCAGCTACTGAGCGTAGTTGCCGGCCCCGCTTCGGCTGGGCCTTTCATGCCCGCGGGTAGCTCCCGAGTCCGGGCCTTTTTCCCCCACAAGAAAGAACGATCATGGCAACCATCACCCTCGGCAAAGCGCCCAAGAATTTCAAGAAGCTCGTCACGTTCAAGATGCTCGACGGCACGGACGGCACGATCGAATGCCTGTTCAAGTACAGGACGGTGAGCGCCTATGGCGCGATGAAGGATGAACTGTCCAAGGATGCGGGCTTCGCCGATGTGACGGCCGCGACCTGGGAACAGATCATGGAGAAGCGCCGCGACAAGGGCAGCGAATACCTCGCCCAGATCCTCGAAGGCTGGAACCTCGATGCCGGCTTCACCAGCGCCACGCTGCAGCAACTCGCCGACGAGATGCCCGGCGCGGTCTCGGCCATCGCCGACACCTACGAAGCCGCCATCGTCCAGGGCCGTCTGGGAAACTGATCGCGGCCGTCGTGGCGTGGTACGCGCCGGCCGCGATCGAAAGTCCAGAGTCTGACAACCCGAAGGAACAGCCAAACGCCTTCGGCGCCGCCATAACCAACCACTACGCCTCGAAAGACGCGGAATTGTGGCCTGAGAACTGGCGGATCTGGAAGCTGTTCTCGGAGATCCGCAATCAGTGGCGCCGGGCTGGCTTTGGCGGGGCGGCCTATGCCCTCGACTACGGCGTTCTGTTCACGAGGATGGACCGGTTGCGCCTGAGTGATCAGGAGTACGAGGAAACCTTCCTCTTGATCAAGCACATGGAGCGCGCGGCGCTCGACGAAATGAACCGCGACAACGAATAGGCCCCTCCGAGGGGTCTTTCCCAATTCTGGACACCTAATGACCACTGACAGCCGCAAGATCCAGCTAGAAACGGGGGTTGACGCCACGGGCGCCAAGGCCGGTTTCCAGCAGGTCAAGGATGCCGCGAAGGACATGGCTTCGGCCGTGGCCCAGTCCGGCCAAGAGGCGGCGAAGGGCGTCAGTGGCATCGGCAACGGCGCGGATGCGGCGTCCGCGAAGGTCGACCGCGCGACATCCAACCTAGTCGGCTCGATCCAGCGCGCCACCGCGGCGGCCGAGGCCGGTAAGAAGTCTGGCTCCGCGTTCTTTGAGTCGCTCGCCGGCCAGCGCGGCGCGAACCTCGACACGCTCAAGCCGTACCTGACGCAACTTGACGCGGCCATTGCCAAGCAAAAGGCGGCGCAGGACGCGATGAACGCCACCGCGCCCGCGCTGCAGAGGGTCGGCGTTTCCGCCGCTCAAACCGCCAATGCCATGCGGGGCGTGCCGGCTCAGTTCACCGACATCGTTACCAGCCTTCAGGGCGGCCAGGCGCCGCTGACCGTCTTCCTGCAGCAGGGCGGCCAGCTCAAGGACATGTTCGGCGGCATCGGCCCGGCTGCGAAGGCTCTGGGCGGCTACCTGGTCGGCCTGATCAACCCGCTCACCCTCGCAGCCGCTGCTGTCGGCGCGCTCGGCCTCGCCTACTACCAAGGCGCCAAGGAATCCGAGGCCTTCAACAAGGCTTTGATCCTGACCGGGAACTACCTCGGGACGACGGTCAGCCAGTTGCAGGTTTACTCGAAGGAGATCGCCAAGACGGTCGGCACGCAAGGCGCGGCCGCGGAAGCGCTCTCCGCGCTGGCGAACAGCGGCAAGGTCGCGAAGGAATCGCTGACGGCTGTCGGGACGGCGGTCGTCTACATGAACCGCGTTCTAGGCCAGTCGGTCGACGAGGCGACGGCGACATTCGTCAAGCTGGCCGACGAGCCCACCAAGGCATCGCAGAAGCTCAACGAGTCGATGCACTACCTGAACCTCGCGACCTACGAGCGCATTCGTGCGCTTGAGGATCAGGGGAACAAGGAAGCCGCCGCGGCGCTCGCGCAGAAGACCCTGGCCGACGAAACGACCTCGCGCCTACAGAAAGTGGAGGCCGGCGCCGGCTCGCTGGAGCGCGGATGGCGCTCCCTGGCCGATGGAGCTAAGGGCGCATGGGATGCGATGCTCGGCATCGGCCGCACCAAGTCGATCGGCGACGCGCTGGGTGAAGCGCAGACGAAGCTGAACGAAGCGCGCGCGCAGGCGGCAAAGGGCGGGGCCTACGCCTCCCTGTACGGGCCATCGGTCAAGAAGGGTGAGCAGGATGTCGCCGCGCTGTCTCGCTCGGCGCTCAATGCCCAAGAAAAGGCCATCGCTGAAGGCGAGAAGGCGCGCACCGATGCGGCACAGATCGGCGCGTCCGACCGCCTGAAGAAGCTCTCCGATGAGGTGATCAGCAACGCGGACAAGCGGAAGAAGGCGCTCAAGGAGTTGGACAACGACTTCAAGACGCTCAACAAGCCGACCAGCGGCGCGGAATACGACAAGCTCGTTGCCAACATCAACGACAAGTACAAGGACCCAAAGGAGGCGAAGGGTCCGAGGGAAAAGGCGTATCAGGACGACGCCGCGACGAAGATGCTTGAGAACCTGCGCCAGCAGGAAGCCTCCCTCAAGGAGCAGCTTTCCACCGACGAAAAGCTCACCGCCTCGGAGAAGGAGCGCGCCAAGTTCACGCAGTTGGTCGCCGACCTGAAGGGCAAGAAGCAGCTCACGGCCGAACAGCAGAGCCTGCTGGCCGCGCAGGACACGATCAAGGCGCAACTCGATCAGAACGTCGCGATCGAGAAGCAAGTCGAAGCGAAGAAGGAGGCGGCTCGCCTCGACGCGCAGGCCAAGAAGGACGCCGAGGATCTCGCGCGCACCTTCAACGGCATCAACCTCTCCATGGAGTCGGCGAACGAAAGCCGGCGCGACCAGTACGAGCGCACGCTTGCGACGGTCGGCCTCGGGCGCCGCGCCCGCGCGGAAGTGGAGTCGGAATTCGGCTTGCGCAAGGATGAGCAGCGCAACATCCGCCTGGCAACCAAGGCGGCGTCGGACAAGGGGCTTCTCGGCTCCGATGAATATAAAGACGAGGTCGACAAGATCCGCGCCTCGGCCGAGGACGCACGGAAAGACCTACAGGACTTCTATGCCAAGGACAAGGCGAACCGCGAAAACTGGGTCAACGGCGCGCGCGAAGCCTTCGCCGACTATGCCGACTATGCGAGCGACGCCGCTTCCCACACTCAGGAAGTGTTCGGAAATGCACTGAAGGGCATCGAAGACCAACTCGTCAACCTGTTCACCGGGAAGAAGGTCGACCTCAAGGGTTTGTTCGACCAGACCTCCAGCGACGCCGTTCGCAGCGTCGTCAAGGAGCAGATCCTCGGCCCCCTCGCAAAGATGGGCGGCGACATGCTTGGCGACGGCGGCGCACTTTCTGGGCTGCTCGGTGGTGGCTCGAAGAAGGGCAACGAACGCGGCTCCAGCGCGTCGAACCCGCTCTATGTTCGCTCGGCTGACAGCTTCGGCGCCGCGGCGAATTCCTCGACCTTCGGTTCGTCGAGCAGCAGCGGCGGGCTGGCTGGTGCGCTCGGCTCGATCTTCGGCGGCTTCTCCAACAGCACCGCCACGGCGGCCGCCAACGCGCTACCGGGCGATGCGCTCGACAACCTGATCAAGCTGCAGGGCGGATGGGGAACGATTGCTGGCTTCGCTGGCGGCGGCGATCCGCCTGTCGGCCGCATCTCGATGGTCGGCGAGCGCGGCCCTGAGCTGTTCGTCCCCAAGCAGGCCGGAACCATCATCCCGAACGATGCGCTGGGCGGCTCCAACGTCATCAATATCACCTACGTCGCACAGCCGGGCGAGAACCGGAAGACATCAGCTCAGAACGGTCGCGCCTTCGCTGACCAAGCGCAACGCTACCAGCGGAGCAACTCATGACCATTCAAATCAAGAACATCGTCATGCCCGAGTCGGTTCTGGTGTCGGCGCTGTCGGGCACGCGCATGCGAAAGAACACGCGCACGCAGAACGTCGGCGGCTATGCATCGGTCAACGCTGACCGGGATTGGACGCAGCGCCGCTGGCAGGTCGCTACGCAGCCGCTCGCGCAGGCGTTGGCGTCTTCGATCATCGGCATCTATGAGGTCACGGACGCGGGAACCTGCGGCTTCCTGATCTTCGACCCCGTGGACTCGACGGTGTCGGCGGCTGAAGGTCTCCTTCAGGGGCTGATGCTTGGCGCGGAGTTCGGCTCGGCCGGCTTCGGCAATGGTTGCCCGACCTACGGTTTCCGCAAGGTCTACATCGCCAATGGGTCCATCCTTGGAGGCACGAACCCGATCACGCGGCCCTACGGCACGCCGGCAGTCACGCGCGGCGGCTCTCCGGTCACGGTCGGCGCTGCTGCCGGGAACATATCCCTGAGCGCCGGCCCGGTCTACGTCACCTTCGTGGCGGACTCCTCGGCGAACGTCAACTCGATCACGCCCGGAGCGACGACATCGGTCACGCTCGCGTCCGCCCTGGCCGGCTTGGCGATCGGTGGTCGCCTGTGGCTGCAGGACTTGACCGGAACGCATGCATCGCTGCTGAACAACCAGAGCCACCAGATCACAAACATCGTCGGCGCGACCTACACGCTCGCCACGAACACGGCCGGGAAGACGATCACCGCGGCCGGTACTGGCAAGAAGTACCCGCAGCCGACCGAGGCGCTGGGCTGGTCCGGTAGCTACTACGTGCCCGTCCATTTCCGTGACGACGATCTTGAGTGGGAACTGTTCCACGGCGGCCCGGCGCCTGCGCGGCTCGTCTCGTTCACGTCCTGCTACCTCGACGAAGTTCGCGAAGCATGAAGACCGTCTCCATTGCACTTGCCGCATCGCAGGCGGCAGGATCAACCACGCTTGCTTGGTGCTGGCGTGCGACGCGCCGGGATGGCTACGTGCTGGCCGTCACGACGTGCGCGCGGGATCTGCTGTTCAACGGCGTGCTGTACCTGTCGAAGAACGGCTTCAACCCGAAGGCGATCAGCCAGGAGGCATCCGCCGCGGTCGTGAACACCGAGGTCGAGGGCGCTCTGTCCGACGAGATCACCGAACTCGACTTCGAGGCGGGCCTCTGGGACGGCTGCACGGTCGAGATGATCGAGGTCAACTATCGCTCGCTCTCCGACGGCGCGATGCGGCTCGCCACCTTCACGATGGGCGACATCAAGGTGACGCGCTCGGCCTTCAATGCCGAAATGCGGGGCTTGACGCAGCGCCTGCAGAAGACGGTCGGCCGGCTGGTCACCAAGGGTTGCCCGTGGGTCTTCGGCTCGATCAGCCCGGACAACTTCACGCCGGCCTGCAACAAGGATCTCGGCCCGCTGACCGTCACGGGAACGCTGACCGGCGTCACCGACCTTCGCACCTTCGCGGACAGCGCGCGAGCAGAGGTCTCGGACTACTTCGGCGCTGGGGTCATCGAGTTCACGAGCGGCGCGAACATCGGCCAGGCGCTGGAAATCTACTCATTCGCCTCGGGTGCCTTCGTCACCTACCTCCCGTTCCTGAACAACCCGGCGATCGGAGACACGTACACGCTCACGCCTGGGTGCCGCAAGCGCTTCACCGAGGACTGCCGCACCAAGTGGGCGAACACGCCCAACCACGGCGGCTTCGAGCATCTGCCGGGGCCTGACAAAGTGATCGGCCTCGGCGGCACGGAAGGGAGCAACTTGTGACCGGCGCCGACGTGGTCGCAGAGGCCCGCCAGTGGCTGGGAGTGAAGTATCGGCACCAGGGCCGCAGCCGGGCGGGTGTCGACTGCATCGGCCTGCCTGCGGTGGTGCGCGCCGGCCTCGGGCTTCCAACGCTGGACGTGACCGGCTACGCCCGCACGTCGACCGCCTTCGAAATGTTGGACTTCTGCCGCGCGCACATGGTCGAAGTCACGCCGGCCGAGATCCAGCCCGGCGACATCCTCGTCCAGATCGACGGCATCGGCCGCCACATGGCGATCGTCTGCGACTACCCGCTGCGCCCCGACTCGCTCGGGATCATCCATGCGTGGCTTCCGAACCGCCGCGTCACTGAATGCCGGCTGGATGAAACCTTCATGGCGACCGTGCGCGGCTGCTTCCGCTTCAAGGAGATTGCATGAGCGGACAGACCGGCCGGATTGTCGGCACGATCGCGGGCGCTGCGCTTGCCTACTTCACCGGGGGCGCATCCTATGTCGCTCTCGGCGCGACCCTGGGCGGGGTTGTGGGCAGCATGCTCGACCCCAAGGCCAAGATCGAAGGCCCGCGGCTCGATGACCTCAAGGTCCAGTTCTCCAGCTATGGCGTCGGCATTCCCCGGCTCTACGGGACCGAGCGCGTCGGCGGGAATGTGATCTGGTCGACCGACAAGCTGGAGATCGCTTCCGTCACATCGTCGGGCAAGGGCGGCGGCGGGACCGAGAACACCAATTACAAGTACTTCGTCCACATGTCGCTGCTGCTCGGGGAAACCCCGCGCGATGGCTCCACGGTGGCGATCCGCAAGTTCTGGAAAGACGGAAAACTCGTCTACGACATCAGTTCGGGGATCTCGATCGGCTCGGCCCTGGCGACCGCCGAAAGCCCGTACACCTCGCTGGAACTGTTCCAAGGCGAAGTAACGCAGCTTCCCGACCCCATCGAGGAATCGTGGACGGGCGGCCCTGGCTCCTGCTCGGCCTATCGCGGCGTCGTGCGCGTGCGCCTGATCGCGGTGGAGTGTCCTGGTGGCCGCGTTCCGCAGTTCTCCTTCGAGTTGATGGTGAACCCGGCAGCGGGCGGCGAATCGGTGCTTGGAGATGACAGCGTCATCAATGGCAACGCCAGCACGTTCATCCAGCCGCGCTCGTACATCCCGACCAACGGCGACCCGATCCCCGTCTATGTGAAGCAAGTTGTCAGTGCGGATCAGTCGATCAGCGCCTATGCGCTCGGACTGGACTACGTGAGCAACACCGCATCTTCCTCGGTGCTTGGCATCCGAAATTCCAACTCGCACCTCCGAGGCCGCAGCGACATCGCGCTGTGTGCGCTGCGCAGCGTCGATCCTGGCGGGTTTGATAACGGGACCGTCAACTTCTACGACGGCAACGGCGCGCTTGTAAAGGCTCTGCTCGTCGATACGTTGCAGATCAACGCCACCGGCCGCTATTGCAAGTTCGGGAACTATGTGTGCGTGAGCAGCGACCCCGGCACCCTGCAGCGGCTCACGAAGCTTCACAAGTGGGACACCGGGGAGTTGATCGGCTCTGTCACTGGTGACGATCCCTTCGACATCCTAATCACGGACAACTTCGCCTGGCTGGTCTACAAGAATTCGGGAACCTACCGCTACACCGTGGAGGTTCGAAGCATCGTCGATTTCTCGCTTGTCACCTCGGGCATGCTGCCGATCGACTTCGGATCGGTCTCGAATGCGACAAGCCTATGCGTCGGCGCCAGCAGCGACACGATCGGCGCCGTCACGACTTACAACAGCGTGTTCAACCCAATCGCCAAGCTGTGGAAGGTAGATGTGACTGCGACGGCGACGCAGCTCTCCGAGAGCACGACTCCCTACCCTACCGGCCTGCTTGTTGATGATGCGCGCATTGCCATCAACGGGACGGATGTCTATGGCGTCACGGAGGCAACCGGTTCCGGCCCGACGTGGACGCTGGAGCCGTTCATGTACCGCTTCGGCGTGGCGATGCCGACCGCGGCCAAGGTCAAGGACATCATCTCGGCCGAGTGCGAGCTGGCGGGCGTCACGACCTACGACGTGAGCGGCATTCCCGACTCGGACACGGTGATCGGCTACAAGCTCGCCAACCCGGCCAGCGCGCGGGCGAACATCGAGCCACTGCTGACCCTCATCGGCGGGTATGTGGTCGACGAGGACGGTGTAACGAAGTTCCGCAAGTTCTCCGACATCACGTCGGTTGCTTCGGTCAGCTTCGATGAACTCGGCCAGGCCGAGGGCGATGCATCCGGCGAGGCCATGCCGCTCAACCGCACGCAGGAAGTAGACCTTCCGCGCAGCGTCACGACCAGCTACATCGAGCAGGCCAGCGACTACCAGACAGCCTCCGAGGTTGAAGTCCGACAGGTCAGCGACGCGACCGAAGATGTGCAGATCCAGCTTCCGATCTGCGTCACGTCGAGCCAGGCGCGCAAGGTCTCGCAGATGGCGCTGTACGACCGCTGGCGCCGGCAGAACAGCCGCAGCACCACCGTCTCGCGCAAGTTCGCGTTCGTCAGCCCTGGCGATGGTGTGACCGTCGAATACCCGCGCGGCACCTTCAGGCTCTGGCTCGTCCTGTCGACCAATGACACGGGCGCGGTCTGCGAGTGGTCCTTGTGCCCCGGCGATGCGGCCATCTTCACGCAGACGGCGATCGGAGCGACCGGCTACACCAGCCAAGTAGTCGCCCCGCTTGCTGCTCCGACTCGCGCCCAGATCCTAGACCTCCCGCCGCTTCGCGATGTCGACAACAACGCCGGCCCATATGTCGCCCTCGACAGCTACGCCGCGGTTCCTGCTGACGGCGAACTGTTCGTCGGTGACGATGACACTTCGCTTCTGAGCCGCGGCACGGTGTCGGCATCCGCTCCGATCGGCTTCGGCGAGACGACCGGGGCGTGGTCGCCGCTCACGGTCGACGAGACAACCACATTCACGGTGAGCCTCGGCGATGACGTTTTCGCAAGCGTGACGCGCGATGTCCTGCTCGCTGGTGGCGGCGAATACTGGGCCTACGGTGCGGCGGGCCGGTGGGAGGTTGGCGCATCGGCGCAGGGGACAAGCCTGGGCGGCGGTCGCTACACCCTGACTCGCCACCTTCGCGGCCAGTTTGGCACTGAGCGATTCATCGGGACGCAGCAGATCGGCGACACCTTCGTTCTACTGCGCATCGCTGGGCTGCTTCGTCCTGACACGGGGGTCGGCGGGATAGGCCAGGCCAAGAGCTACAGGGCCGTCACCAAGGGCCGCAGCCTGGACTCGGCCACATCGCAGACCTATGCGAACACGGGCGAAGGCTTGACGCCACTGAGCCCGATCAATCTGCGCCGCACGGACACGAATGACTTCACGGTCGACCGACGCTCGCGCCTGGCGATGAACAACTCGACCGGCGCGCTGCCGCTGGGCGAGGCGACTGAAGCCTATTCGTGGGCTTTCTACAGCTCGGGCACCTACGCCACGCTGCTCGGGACCGTCGTCACCAACACCGCGACCGTCACGGCCGCGCAGATCACCGCAATCGGCGTCACGCCATCGGCGACGGCCTTCCTGAAGGTCCGGCAGATAAGCGATTCCATCGGCCTCGGCCACGAACTACAGGCAACAGCATGAGCACCACAGCACTCCAGCAGATCGCAGCGGCGGCCAATTGGCATCTGCGCGTTAACGAGAACTTTGATTCTTCGTCGCCGGCCGCGCTCTACAGCCGGAACCCGGCCACCACGACCGGCCTCACCTGGGGCTACCTGGGCGGGAACTTCAATGGCGTGTCCGTTGCAAACGGGACGGTCGCGCTGACGGCGAGCAACACGAACTACGTCGTCGCCCATCGCACCACGGGCGCGGTCACAGCGGCGACGACCACGACCAACTGGCTCAACACCAGCACCTATCTCCAGCTGTACGAGATCGTTGCAGGCGCTTCCACCGTCACCAGCTACGACGACAAGCGGCAGGCATTCGGCGACTCTGCGGCCGGTGGCAGCGCGTCCTGGGGCTCCATCACCGGGACGCTATCCACGCAGACCGACCTTCAGGCGGCGCTGGATGCAAAAGCGTCGCCCGGCATCGCGCAGAACAGCCAGTCGACGGCCTACACGCTGGTGCTGGCCGACGCCAACAAGCACATCCTTCACCCGAGCGCCGACACGACCGCGCGCATCATGACCATCCCGGCCAATTCGTCGGTGGCATACCCGATCGGGACCGCGCTGACCTTCGTCAACCAGAACGCGGCCGGCATCCTGACTATTGCGATCACGACCGACACCATGCGCCTGGCCGGCGCCGGCACGACCGGTTCGCGCACGCTGGCCGCCAACGGCATGGCAACGGCGCTCAAGATCACCAGCACGGAATGGATCATCAGCGGGACATCCCTGACATGAGCGCGATTCAACAAGCGCTTCTGTCGTATGGGGGCGCGCCTTCGGACCCTAACTTCGCGAGTGTTCTCCTGCTCGTTCACGCGGACGGAACCAACGGGTCGACGACGTTCCCTGACAACTCGTCCTATGCGCGCACGCTGAGTTCCCAAAACTCGGCCGCGGTCGCGACAGCCTCGCCGAAGTTCGGGACCGGTGCTCTGCAACTCACGGCGAGCAATCAGGCGCTCAATGTCCCTCACAGCACGGACTTCAACTACGGGACCGGCGACTTCACGATCGAGTTCTGGTATCGGCCGGCGAACGTCACCGGGAACAAGGACTTGTATGCGAAGTACAACGCCAACCCGAGCGGCATCGCAGTCCAGCAACGCGCGGCCAAGCTGCACATCCTGGGCTCGTTCAATGGGACATCCTGGGGGATGGATACGGCCGGCTCGTCCGATACCCTGGCGATCAATACGTGGAGCTTCGTGCAGGTCGTCCGCACCTCGGGCGTCTTCACAGTGAACGTCGATGGCGTCACGACCATCACGAACAGCAGCTTCACGGCCTCGTCGCTCTCGATCAACACGCAGGGATTGCAGCTAGGCAATAACTACGTCGCATCGGGCGGGGCCATCGGCATGTTCGACGACTACCGCATCACAAAGGGCGTGGCGCGCGCCAACGCTGTCCCGACAACCGCATTCCCCAACTTCTGAGGGCCGCCCATGAAACGCAACAT